TGCCGGCTCAGTAATCGTCGTCATTTCGTCCATCTTCTAATTCCTCCAATCTTCTCTTTTGCTCGCGCATCATCAGATACTCGAGCGCAAGTCCATCCTCTGATTCGTTGGTAGATTTGATGAGGCGGATATGGCGTAGAATCTCATCACCAACAGAGAGCCGCCCGCTTACAAAGGCATCCTCGCGGCCGTTCCCGGTCGTGTAGTGCTGCCCTGTTCCGCAGAGGTCAAGCACTTCCAAAACAAAACGACGCCCTTCCGGACGTCGCATAATGTTTTCGAGTGTATCTAAATCCATACATCAACCTCCCCCCAGAATGCTGCCAATCGTGTTTTCATTGACTGGCGTTTCGGAGAGAAGCCTTGCCGCTTCTACGCTGTCTCTCAGTGGCTTTGCCATTGCGGCCGCCTGCTGCATCTGCTGTTCCTGCTGCATCTGCTGTGCGCGTTGCTGACGTATCTTTTGCACATCCTGCTCGTCCCGCATAATTGTCTCAGGCGTGCCGGACATCTGTGCATGCTCGCGAATCGCCGCATCAAGATCAAGGTTGTCCATGATCTCAGGCGACGCACCCATAAGGTTTCCTGCAATCGCAAGGGTTTTCTCCATCGCGTTTGTCCCAACAGCCTTTTGCGCCTGTGCAAGGAGCGAAATAAACTCAGCCTTGATGCTCTCCTCTTGCCCTTGGAGCTCCTCCGGCAAGGGAGGCAAAAGACCGTTGCGATAGCAAATCTCAAACGCTCTCCGCGTGAGAGGTGCAAGAACCTCATTGTGCATTTGTTCCAATACGGGAGAGAGCATCAACAGCTTTTCTTCATGCCGCTCCGCGACCTCTCGCGCAGTCATCTGTGGATTGTCCTGCTGTGCAAGCATCACAAAAAGGTCATTAAAAAAAGCAGCCCCAATTTGTTGCTGCTTATACTGGATTGTCTGCAAAACCTCGCCGCGTTCACCTGTCGCCTCATAGAGCGGCCGAATCACATTGACGAGATTATCCGGCACAAGGGTTTGTTTGCCCGGGAGCCGATTGACCTTGCCCACAGAGGATGGGACAATCAATGCAGGATCAGAACGATGCTCCAAAAGACGCGAGTTAATCTTCTCGATCTTCTGTAGCTGCATACAGTTACCGAGTGCGTTATGCCCAGGACCGACGCCATAAATACCATTGGCGACGACCGTCCAGCGCGGCATCAGAAACGGTATCTCGTGATAGCCACTGACTTTCAGAAACACATCTGTCTGCGAATCCTCGAAGTAATAGGACTTGTATTTGAAATTCAGCAGCGCATTCGAATCCGGCTTATAGTCCGCATTCTTCTCGATCAGCATGGTTACAGGGAAATAGTCTTTGAGGTTTTTCGCGCGGTAAGCATTGCGCACAGCGTCACTTACAACATCCTCGCCGAACTCATCTACCATCTGCCATGCATTGAGTTTGAACTTGCGCGCGAACTGTACGACACGCCCACGCGCATCCACATTGCCCGCGTACTCGCCGCAAGTGTAGGGACGAGCCCAAACGCCTGTGTTGAAGTCCTCAAGGAGGAGTGCCGCGCCTGTGCCAAACTGCGTAAGTTCGGCCTCGATATTGAGCAGCATGTTGTAGATGTTGCTCTTGGCATAGATCCCCATAAGGACATCTTGACACTCCTCAAGCCAGAGCTTGACTGTGTGATATTCCGCAAGTTCCTTGTCCTGCAGGCCGAGCGCAAACCACGGGCGTGACGGCGATGTAAGCCCGGAATGCAGACCTGCTGCACACTTCCCGCTTGCCTCCATCGGGTATGGGTCAAGCAAACAGTAATCACGGCGTTTGCCGTCCTGCGTCTTGTCCTCATCGTCGAAGCGTCCGCGTGTCGGATTGATATACTTGCTGAGCTGTTTCCACGTGGATTCAAACTGCGTTCGCTCCGTCATCATCTGTGCGACAATGTTTTTCTTTCGGCGGATTGCGTCACTGTCACGCAGTATCTCTTGTATTGCTTTTGGCATTTGTGCCATAGCGATCACTCACCCAACAGAGCCTTTTTGATGCTCCCCATCATGTCGCCAAACATACCACCTGTCTTATCCGTCGACGCGCGCCCCCTTGCCTTGGCAAGCTTGTCATGGATGGACTGACGTTCTCCCGCCGTAGCGCTGTCAATCGTAGCCGCAGCGGTAGAGCCCGGGGCACTAGTCTTAACCGACGGAGACGAGCTTCCGCCACCACTGCCACCAAACAACTGCAGATCAAACTGCATATGCATTCCTCCTTTCGAACATTACATATCCGCGAACGGATCATATTCTGCCTCGAAATCATCATCTCCGATTCCTCCAGCAGACGGATTTATATAAACCGGCCGGGCGAACGTCAAGACAAAGCCATCTGCAAGGTCAGGGCTCTTTCCTGTACGCTCCTTGAGCTTTTCTTTGGGCTCAAGGATGATCCGCCCCGTCGGATTGAATTTATACTCTACCGTGGATAACTCTGTCTTGAGCTCTGCATTCTGCGGAATTGCACCGCCCGCCTCAAGCCATGCGCGGCACTTAAAATACATCTCCGCGCGGATATTGGCATAACGCTGCGCATCAATCGCCATCTCACCAAAGTTGACCTCAGACACCTGATAGCGCAGCTGCCGGAGACGATCAATCACGCCCGCCCCCATCGCTCCTGCATCCACAAACGTCGCATGCGGATGATACTGGTTAATGCAATCGATCACACGGCTTGCAGTCTCCATCGTGGAGAGCCCCTGGAACGTGCGAATCTCCTTGAGCCAGAGGCCTTGCCGTACACAAAGAACCGTCCTGTCATCGCCGAATCGTGCCACATCGACACCGAGGATCACAGGCTGACCGAGCACATCATCATCCTTGAGCAGTCTGTTTGTGGCGGCCGTGACAAGATCAATTGGGATAACCACATCAGACGCCGACGCCGTGAAGTCACAGAGGAGCTCTTGCCGAATCTCCATCTCCGTCATCTGCGCCTGCATATCTCTCAGCTCTTCGGCGGGAAGCACGCCCGTTTCGTCTGCCCTGTAAATGCAAGAGTACCAGCCATCGGATTTCTCCGCGTGCTGGTACATCTCGTAAAACTGGTTTTGTCCTTTTGGCGTCCCGATAAACACCGCCCATCCCTGACGGTCTGCAAGTGCAGGGCGAATAACACCGCCCCAGAGCTCCGGCTTGATATCCGCGTACTCGTCAAGGATTACCCCGTCAAGATAGATACCACGGAGCGCATCGGGATGATCTGCGCCGATGATATAGAGCCTTGCGCCCGGTGATCTTGCATGCCGTGTCGGCAGTTCGATATACAGTTCCGATTCATTTACTGCGCGCCCCGGTATTGGATTGGTATAGTATTTCAGGTATTCCCACGCAACGCGCTTCGCCTGATTGCGGTATGGCGCAACATAGGCATATACAGGTGCCTTTTTGTCATTGAGTATCGCCTTACGTATCATCTCATTGACCGTGCCGACCGTCTTTCCGAAACGACGGTGACATACCAGCACCGCAAAACGATTGGCAGTGAGCGCAGGATGTATCGTGTCTTTCCATATCGGTCGGGGCGTATATGGTATTACAATCTCAGCCATCCTTGCCCTCCCATCGGAACGTCAAGGGGCCGCCGTCTGCGCCACTGAGCGAAATCTTGTCGTTGAACATACCAATGTGCCTCCCTAGGAGCTCAAGCGCCTTGATCTTGTCGCAGAGTTTAACTTCGATGCCATTCGCTCCTTGCTTGATACTTGCAATCGCTGCACGCTGATCATCGGAGAGCGTGTCCGTGTCTTTGGGGGAGACCACCTGTATTGGAGATACTGTCCCGTCCCCATTCTCGTATGTCAACGTTTCCACGCACACATAATCCGAAGCATCCGCAAAGGCAACACGCGCCAGCTCCTTGACAACGCGATCTTGCGTTACTTCCGTACGCTTCTGGAGGTCTCTTTGACGACGCGAAATTTCGGCTTGAACCTTAACATTCCTTAACAGCCTCGCAGCCGCAGCTTCAGCCGTTTTCGCACTATATCCTGCGCGAATCGCTGCCTGTTTGCCATTAAAATCAATCAACCACTCATCGACGAATCGTATCTGCTTCGGTGTAAGTTTCACATCGTCACCTCCTTACTTATAAAAAACCCGGATATTTTACATTTCACGTAAACGAAGTATAAAAAACCACGAAAATTTATATCTCCCCCTCCTCGCCCAATAGAAAAGCCGCCTCATACGAGACGGCTAACCGTGAGGGGATATAGGAGGAGAGATCAGTGGTTTAGGGTTCTCCCTAAATAATCCACGCTATCATATTACCACGGAAAAAGGTGTTAATTAGACATGTCTATTTAATTTATTTTCGAGTTTTAGATATGCCTCTACAGTTCGAGCAACAATATAATCCCACATAGCCCTTAATGTCCTCTCCGACACAAAGAACTCCGTATTGAGAAACCGCTCCCGTATCGCCTCGCAGTACAGTCTTTGTGTCAGCACAAGCCACGCTCTACGCCCTCTCCCTGCCTTTTGGCGTGATGCCTTACGCCGTGCATCCAGAAATATTTGCTTGCGCTCCGAGAGCCCACGCTCTACAAACTCCACCGCACGCAGCCACGTATAGGCAGGATAGGTCTCGTCAAACTT